ATAAAGGTACTTCTTCTTATGGTGGAATGGTTAATTATGAATTACAAAATCCTCTATTTGCTATACCTCTAGGAGGAACTACAGCAGTAGATATTACACAACTAAATTCAGGATACAATTCTTATGCTCCTTTTGATACTCAAAACAATGTTAGAGTATGTAAAGTTAAATGGAGGTCAATGAGAGAAGTAGCAATACTTACTTTTATAGATGAGAATGGTGACCAACAAGAAAGACCAGTTCATACAAATTATGAAGTAGATGAAGCTGCTGGAGAATCAGTTAAGAAGATTTGGATTGGTGAATGGTGGGAAGCTACACAAATAGCAAATGAATACATAGTTAAAGCACAACCTTGTTCTGTACAATATAGAAGTTTAAATAACTTAGCACAATGTTCTTCAGGATATGTAGGAACAATATATAAAACAAATAGTTCAGTACCACAATCTTTCTTAGACTTAGCTAAACCTTATCAATATGCTTACATTATGTATGCTTATAGAACAGAGTTAGCCTTTATAAAAGCTAAAGGTAAGATTGCTAATATGGACTTAGCTAGAGTACCTGATGGTTGGGAACCAGATAAATGGATTTATTATGCAGAGACTTTAGGATGGGCAGTAACTGACTCTTTTAAAGAAGCTAAGAAAGGTGCAGCTATGGGTAAATTAGCAGGTACTATGAATACCCAAGCTGATGTACTTAATATGGACCTAGGTAATTATATACAGCAACACATTGAAATGATGCAGTATATAGAGAACCAGCTAGATAAGATTACTGGTATTACTCCACAAAGAAGAGGTACTCAAGTATCTTCTAATCAAGGGTTAGGAATAACACAAGAAAATAAGATTGCTTCTAGCACTATTACTGAATGGTATTTTAAACAGCATGATGATACTAAAGTTAGAGTTTATAGAGCACTATTAGAAGCAGCTAAATACTGTTTAAGAAATGGTAATAAAACAATACAATATATTTCAGATGAAGTAACTACTGAAATCTTTAAGATAGATGGTGAATTAGTTAATGAATGTGAATATGGATTTATACTTAGAGATGCTAATGCAGATGCTGAATCTTTACAAGCATTAAGAAAAGCAGCAGAGATAGCTCTTCAAACTGGAGCAGTAGACCTTATTCAAACTATGGATATATTCTCTAATAAATCTTATGGTTCTATTAGACGTAAAATTGAAGCTTCTATTACTAAGAATAAAGAAGAACAATCACAACAAGTTCAAGCAGAACAACAACATCAAACTGAATTACAACAACAAGCTCAACAAATGCAAATACAAATTCATCAAGATACTATGGATTTAGAAAGAGAGAAGTTAGAGTTAGCTCACTATAAGATTGATGCTGATAATGATACTAAGATTAGATTATCTGAAATGACATCTTTAGGAATGGATGAAGGCCCTAATCCAGAAGCTATATCTAAAGCAGCAGAATTAGGAATAAAAGAAAGAGATTTAGCTTCTAAACAATTTATGAACCAATCTAAACTTATGAATGATAATATTAAACATTCTAAAGAAATGGATTTCAAGAAAAAAGAATTAGAATCTAAACAACAAATAGAAGCTGCAAAGCTTAAACAGATTGAAGTTCAGAATAAATCACAAGAACTTTTATCTAACAAAAAGCATAAAGCAGACTTAGAACTTGCTAATAAAAAAATGCAATTAGAAAAATTTAAAGCAGGACAAGCTGCAAAAAAAACTAAATAAACTAAAAAACAAACAAGTGGCAAAAGCACCAGTAAGTACTAAACTAGCAGGAAACAAAAGAAGAGAAGGAGTAGCTAAAAGGAAGTATAATAAACATAATCCTAAACCAAAAAGTTATAGAGGTCAAGGCAGATAATGGAAATACCTAAATCATTTAAACTATTTGGACAGAAGATTACTGTAGAAATGAGGAAAGCTCTATTCTATGAGAAGGAGAAACAGAATGGTTTATGTCTACCTCAAGAGAATAAAATATTAATACAAGAAAATACAAAGAAACACCCTCATGCACAAGATAATATAGAACAAACTTTTTATCATGAATTTACGCACTTTATGTTGTATAAGCTAGGCTATGATGAGCTTTCAGGGGATGAGGTGTTTGTTGACCAAGTAGCTTCCTGTATTCACCAGTTACATAATTCAATGGAGTACTACAAAAAAAATTAATAATTTTTTTAATTATAATTAACATAAATAAGCTATATTACAATACCAACAATTAACCAGATATAAAGTATAATTAATTGAAAAATAATTAAGTACTTTGTATCACAAACCAATAATTATGACAAACGGAATATTTAGTGGTTTAGATTCTCAAATATTTGGAGAATCTATTAACCAAGATGAATTTGAAGCATCTTTAAAAAATCAAACGGAAGTAAAAGCAGTAGTTCTAGAAGAATCTGAAAATAAAGAAGAGCCAACAAAAGAAGTAGGTTTTACTTTAGATGAACTAGAAAATGACTTTGTAGCAGCCACTGATGATGATGAGGCAGCAAAATTAAAAGACAAAGAGATTGCAAATGAAAAACCAGCTAAGGTATTTGAAAAAGATAAAAAGGCTGAAAATTCTAATGAAAATGGAAAGGAAAACAATCTTACTCCTACTATTTTTCAAACAGTTTCTGAGTTCTTTAAAGAAGAGGGATTAACTGAAATTGATTTTACTGATAAGGATTCTATGGTAGAAACCTTTAAAACTATTATCACTTCAGAAGTAGAAGGGTATAAAGAAGGATTACCACAAGTAATTCAAGACTTAGTATCTAACTATGAAGATGGAGTTCCTCTAATGGATTTGATAAGTATAAAATCTGAGCAGATTATGTATAACAATGTTGATGCTTCTAAATTAGAAGATGATGTTGATTTACAAAAGAGAATAGTAGAGAATCATTATAAAGAAACTACTAGATTTTCAGATGAGAGAATTAAGAAAGAGATTACTAAGTTAGAGGAGTTAGATGAGTTATTTGACATGTCTAAAGAAAATCTTGAAGAACTTAAAGCTCTTAAAGCAGAAGAAGAAGAAGACTTGAAAAAGGAAGCAGTAGTACAAAAAGCTAAACAAGCAGAATCTAATAAGATAATGTTGAAGAAAGTTGATGATACTGTTAAAGCTACTAAAGAGATTATACCAGGAAAAAAGATTACTGAAAAAGAACAAAAAGAATTGTATCAAAGTTTAACTTCAGCAGTAGAGTATAGAGGTAATCAAGCAGTAACATTAGCAATGAAGACTAGAGAAACTGACCCAATTGCTTTTGATATGAAACTTAACTACTTTATTAAACAAGGATTATTTGAAGGTAAATTTGATTCAATAACAAAGAAAGTAGAAACAGCAGTAACTAAGAATCTAGAAAAACAACTAGAAGAAGCAGTTAGAGCTAAACAGAATAAAACAGGTCAAGCAGCAACATTAGAAAGTAAAACAGCTAAAGAAGCAGAATTGGCTTGGAAACATAGATTAAAATAGAATACCAACTTAACCAAATATAAAAACAAAAACAGAAAATGAGTAATAATTTAATTTCACCACTACAGAAGTTCAGCCCAAAAGATTGGTCTGGATTGACCACAGAAACCCAAATATTTAATATGTTTGGTTCTAATCCTGTGATGCTAAATGATGTGTTGGATAACATTTATGATGTTAACCTTTCACTAGATTTAGATAGATTTATTGACCAATTCCCAGTTCTAGAAATTGAGAGGGATGCACCTTTTGAGTGGATGTTAAACTCACAGTCTGCATTTAAATCTATACCTATTGTTCAATATTATGATTCAACAATGGCAGCACAACCTACTAATCCAGGTATTGCTAACTCTACATTCTATGTAGAATTTGTTGACCGTATTTTTGAAGCTATTGATGTTATTGGTACTGGTTACACAGAAAAAGAAAAATATCAATTGCGTATTACTGGAGACCCAAAACCAAATGGTTCTAACTGGGTTTATCCTGTAGAATTAATGACAGGTGACCCTACTTTGTTTATGGACACAGCTTTATTGTCTGCTGGAAATAAATATGTAAAGATGGGTGCTTATGTAGAAAAAACACTTTCTGGTCGTGGTTCTAGTTCATTGTCTTTCAGTTCTCCATTTAGAATGCAGAATGTTTGTTCAATGATTAAAAAAGAATATGCAGTACCAGGAAACATGATTGACCAAAAAGAAAATGCGCCTCTAGGATTCTACTTTGTAGATGCTTCTGGAAAACGTCATATGACTTGGATTGGTAAATTAGATTATGACTTCTTAGTAGATTTCAAACGTATGAAAGCAATGACATGTGTTTGGGGTATCTCTAACAAGACTGCTCAAAATACTTATGTTAATAAAGGAGAATCAGGTTACCACATTACTGCTGGTGCTGGTCTTTACCAACAAATTGCGCCTTCAAATGTTCACTACTATAATACATTGGATTTAGATGTTGTATCTGCAATCTTAATGTCTTTGTCAGTAGGTAAACTTCCTGAAGATTCTCGTAAATTTGTTTTTGGCTCAGGAGAATATGGTTTGTTACAATTACACAAAGTAATTGAAACTAAATCTGTATCTTATGGTCCAAACAGAACTGAGTCTCGTATTACTGGAAAAGGATTTGACATGGGTTACTCTGGTCAATTCAAGAGATATGCTTTCATCAATGGTATTGAAATTGAGTGTATGTTGATTCCTTTCTTGGATGATGTATCATTGTGTGATGTAGCTCACCCAGATGGAGGTATTTTATCTTCTTACGAATACCTAATCTTAGATTTTGGTACTCAACAAGGTAAACCAAACATCCAAAAAGTACAAGTTAAAGGTGTTGTAGATTTATTTGGTTATTTACCAGGTATGCGTGACCCTTTTACTCCAGGTGGTGGTGCTAAACCAAAAATGCAAGTATCTAAAGTAGATGGTTATGAAGTAGTTCGTCAATCAACAGTTGGTTTGAAAGTTCACAATCCAATGAGAATTGCACGTATGATTCCTAACTTGTAATTAATAAAATTAAATAGCTACTCTAGACTAAAAACTGGAGTAGCTATTTTTATATAGTTCTTTGAATAAAGCTTAATAATGATTATAACAACTCTGTTATAATAAAAAACAAAAACAATGGAAACGGAAGTAATAACAAAACGCAAGTTAACAATTAATGACATTCTGAAGAATCAGAAAGTTAAAATAGTACCAATTATAAGATTAGGTTCTCCTCTTGGTAAAGGACATGATGGAGAATATATGTTTACTGGAGCTGTATTTTCTACAGACTTAGGAATTGATAGACAGAAGAACCAGTTAAAACAAATACTAACAAGAGAAGAGCAAGAGTGCTTTGAGAATGAAATGCAACTTAAGCCAGGAGAAATGTCTTTTTATAGAAAAGATACTCCATTTTGGGTTAAGTTTAGGGTTAAAATTCAAAAAGAAGGAATTGATTTAGATTTAAATAATCCAGTTGATTACCTTAAATGGTTAATTTTAAAAACAGATAAAAGAATTGCACCATCTTGGGAAGCAAGACTACAATCTGGAGAATACAGATTTGCTTTAGTTAATGAAGGAGAGGAGCAAAAAGAAAATGCTACTAAACTTAACTTGATGAAAGAAGTTTATAAAGAGTTTGGTAAGATTGAAGAAGATAAATTTAAAATGCGTAATATATTAAGAGTAGCTGGTAAAAGAGTTACTACTGATGATGAAGAGTTTTTAAAATCTGAAATAAGTAAATTAATTGATAATAATCCTAAAAATTTCTTAGCTATTGTTAAAGATAAACAATTCAATACTAAAATATTTATTGAGAGATGTTTAATGGCAAATGCACTAGAAAGAAAAGCTGGAGGAGGTTACGCAATTAAAGGAGGAGAATCAATTGGTAAAGATTTAAATGAAGCTGTAGAATATCTAGAACATACTTTAAATCAAGAAGTTAAATTATTACTAGAAGCACAGATTAAAAATGTTAAATAAATAAATATGACGAATCAGGATTTTTTGACAGGTTTCTATATGCTATACGATAAAGTTTCTACTTTACAGTTACCAAATTGGGAACCTTCAGAGATTAGTATCTTTGCTTCACAAGAGCAAGAACTCCTGGTTAAGTCATATTATAACTCTCAATCTAATAGACTTAAAGAAGGTTTTGAAGAGACAGAGAAAAGAATACAAGACTTGGGTGAATTAGTAAAAAATGACATATTAACTCCAGCAGTATATAATCCATTATTAAATATGGATAATGGTGTTTTTGTTACATTGCCTAATACCTTAATAACCAGTGGACCAACAGACTATTCAGATGTCTTTTGGTTCACTGTTTTTGAGGAAGCTATTACAGATATGGTAGACCCTTGTGATACTACTAAATTTTTAAAACTAGAAATTTATGAAACTAATCATAATGAATATAAACAATTAATTTCTGACCCTTTTAACAGACCTACTAATAAAAGAGTATGGAGAATGCGTATTACAGGAAGACAACAAGAATTAATAACAGATGGTACTTATAATATTACAGGATATCATTTTAGGTACATAGCAAAACCTACTCCAATAGATTTAACTGGACTAGCTACAGCAACAGTATCTCAATTATCAGATGAAGTACATTTAGAGATATTAAAAAGAACAGTACAAGCAGCTAAAGAAGCTGTTAAGGATTATCAATCTGCATCTTATGATGCTAAAACACCTAAAGAATAATGGAACTAACTAATAATAAACCAGTAAACCTGGAATCAGCTACTACTACTGCTGGTAATACTCCTACTATAAATGAAATATCTGGAGTAATTACTACAGCAGGATTAACTACTGCTGGACTAGCATCAACATCAATAACATTAACTAACTCTTATATTATAGATACAAGTACTCAAGTACATGCTTCTTTAGAATATGCAGGAACTGGATTTGCAATTTTAAATAGAATGGCTGTAACTGCTGGTCAAGTAGTATTTAATATAATTAACTTAAATGCATCTGTAAATTTTAATGCAGCAGCAACAATTAAGTTTTTTATAGTACAAAAAACTACAAATTAAGCTATATTACAATACACAAAAATAAATAATTATTTTAATTATAAAATCATATATAATAAGTACATTTGTTAAATAAATTAGTATTAACTATTAATAAGTATAAATCATAATGACAGCTTTCACACAATATAATCCTCTCACTATTGTAAACTTTAGTGCTACAAAGGA